GCGTTTACGACTGTATAATTGACAATGGTAAGCGCCTTATTAAAATACAGGTTAAGTCTAGGAGCGTAAGCGATAGGGGCGATAAAAACGATATGTTACAATGGGGCAGCAATAAATACAAGACCACAGACTTTGATTACTACGCTATTTACTTACACCAAACAGGCGATTGGTTAATAATGCCAAACACCGGACAAATAAGTATGCGATTAAATAAACAGAATACAGATAAATTTAATAACTTTGCGCTATTGTTTTCTGCATAATAAACATAAGTTAGTTAGTTAAAGAGGCGTTACTTTAGAGTAGCGCCTTTTTTTGTATTTTTACACAAATTAATTATTATGAAACTTCAAATGTTAAAAAGCGTTGTCGATGGCAACCAGGTTCACAAAAAAAATACAATTGTTGAGGTTAGAGACGATATTGCAAGGCATTATATAGCCGTGGGTATCGCAATTGAATATAAAGATCCTATTGTTAAAGAAAACAAACAAAAGGCAGAAACTAAGGAACACAAGGCGCCTCGTAAGCGCAGAACTAAAAAGAATTAAGCTATGCGCCAAATTAAAGTAAATAGTTTACTAGGCAACGAAATACTTACAGTTGCAGATGTTAAAAACTACGTTAGAATTGATACCGAGGACGACGACCCGATAATTACAAATATGATTACCCAGGCTCGCATTTGGTGCGAAAATTATATTTCTAAAGATATTGTGCCTAAAAACAGAACTTACTATTTAGACGAAACAAACGGCCTTTTTGATTTGCCGTTTTCGCCTGTTGATTCAGTTATAAGTGTAACGTCCGGAGGTCAAAGCATTGGGTTTACTGAATACGGACTTGACGATTTAAGTATTGAATTAGACGGTGGCCCCAGTAGCAACGTTAAAGTAACTTACACAACCGCAGGATTAAACGACGGTTTAGTTAAACAAGCGATGCTTCAATTAATATCTACTTATTATGATAATAGAGCCGATTTTGTAATTGGCGCCGTTAAAGGAGTTGAAATACCAACTGATGTTAAAACTATTTTGAACGGGTATAAAAATATGTTTATATGATTTCTTTACAAGCCGGACAATTAAATAGTAGAATACGCGTAAAGAGATTTACAACTGTAAGCGACGGTTTTGGTGGTAGCACAAACGTAAGCGAACTATCCGAGCCATTTTGGGCCAATGTTAAAGAAGTTGACGGTAAGATTATAGAGGAAAACGGAAAAGTAGTTAGGACCGTAGAAGTAAAAATATTAATGCGCTCAAAAGCTGCTGACGTTGTAAAAGTTGGCGACATTATTACTTATGGAAATAATGGAGACTTTTATAGAATAAACAATAAATTTCAAAACGTCTTAGACTTTGTAACTGAATTAAAAGCCACAAAAGTAGATGAAGGCTAAACTAGAACAAGGTTCGTATTCCAAGCTTCTAGTAAAGCTTAAAACAATGGAAAAATATTCTAAAGCTGAATTGCAAAAGGATATTTTCGAGATTGGTTTAAATGCTGCTTTAAAATCTAAAATGACCGCCCCAGTTGATACCGGAAATTTAAAGCGTTTAATTTCAGCGCAAAAGGTAGCCAAAGGAGTTGAAATATTTAGTAAGGCGCCTTATTCGCCCTATATGGAGTTCGGAACGGGTAGGTATGTAGATGTTTCGGATTTAAAAGATTTAGGGTTTCCAGGTTCGTATGCAAAACAATTTAAAGGTAAAGGAATAAAGAGCGTTAACATACAACCACAACCATATTTTTTTAGCGGAATAAGCGAGGCTTTAGAAGTAGGAAAAAAGAAAATAAAAGATAAATTAAAAAAACTTACCTAGCTATGTTAGAAGCTATACATTTTATAAGAAGGGCAATAATTGAAAAGTTAGAAGGCAACGTTAAACTAAATAACGTAGCGCTTCCAATTTACAACAAAGTGCCTTCGACTGCTAACCCTCCTTACATTATGGTTTATAGCGTTTATAATAAAGAAATAGACCAAAACCAAACTAGCTTAACAATGGAAACGTTAACAAGAGTTGAAGTAATTACTAGATTTATTGGCGATGATGGCGGCGAAATAGACTGTAATTTGGCAATTTCAAAAATATTATCTTTGCTAAGAACTAGGTCCGCAGATTATTTGGACTTAAGCGATGCTGGTTTTAAGGTTTATACAAGTGAAAGTAAAGGCGTTAAATACTTTACTGACTATGAAAAAGACCATACTTATTATAGGGCAATTTTAGAGTTATCAAATAGAATTGAACCGGTAGGTACAAACAAAGGATTGGAAGCGGAATTACAAATTGAATTACAAAGTTAAGATATGAGCAAAATTACTTTTATAGATAAAATCGACAACAAAGTTAGTTCGTTACCCGACGAAAATAAACTTACGGCTGGAGACGTAAACCAAATAAAAAATAGCGTAAATGCTATATATGACGACAAAGGCGGTTTTGCTAATTACGAAGATGTAAATACTTCAACAAACCCTATTATATTACCAGCAAATACTTGGGTTAATTTAACTAACGATAAACAAGGAACGCACACAGAGGAAGCTTATAAGCCGGCCTATGTAGAGGGTTCTCTTTGGGATAGCGGCAACAATAAAATTGATTTAAGCGATGTCCCTGTTGGTAAAGTTGTTTTAGTAAAAGTAGATTTTGAAATTACAGATACTGCAAACAATACTTTAATTACTGGAAGATTTAGCGGTGGCGGACACGATGTAATATTCACGCAAGCTGAAATGAAGGACGGCGGTATTCCGCACCATTTTAGCGGGGCTAGTATGTTTTACGTTGAAGATGTAGCAATGCAGGCCGCAGGTGTATTTGTACAGTTAAACACTTCTGAAAATTCAGAAGTTGAAGTTCACAATATAATGATAACAATACTATAATGACTACTTTGACGGATCTTAAAATTTACCTATTAAACGCAATTGCTTTAGCTTTTAATTTTACGCAAATTGATATAACGCTTAAAATATTACTTACCGCAGTAGCTATTGGTTACACTTTGCAAAAGTGGTATATAATGAACGAGGAGCGTAAAATGCGTAAAAAAATGCAGAAATATGAAGATGCCGCTAGGGGTAAATCATTAAGCAAAAAAGCGCCTATTGTTATAGAAAAAGAAATTGACAACCACAAAAAAAGGTTTGATAACGACGTTGTAATTAAAAACGGAATAGTTAGAAAAACTAAAGAAAACAAATAATGGGCGAAAACCTACCCAAACTAAATGACCAGGCCGGCATATCTATAAACATAAAATGGCTTATTCAAATAGTTGTTCTAGTAGGTAGTGCCGTTTTATTATATACGCATTTAGAAGGTAGGATTACCGATACTGAAAACGAAATAATAGGTTTACGATATAATCAAAATAATTATGTATTCCCGGATATTAGAACAATAGAAGGCGAAATACTAGATTTTAAACTAGAGCGCGAACGTCTTAAAAAAGATTTAACAAGGCTTAATGAAAAACTTAGCGAACATAGCCATTAAAATATGTATTTTATTTTTATTAATGGTTTGGGCTTTTGCAAGTTTTGGCGGTTTATTAAAATTAATTAATGTAATATGAAAAATATTGTCGCGGGTTGGAAAACTACCTTGTTAGGCTTGTTAATTCTAGCAGTAGATATGTATTACCTACTAGAAAAAGATGCTGAAATTTTTAAATTTTCTATTTTATTAGTTGTAGGAGTTGGTTTTTTGTTTGCTCCGGATAGTATAATTGAAGGTTTAAGAAGTGTAATAAAAAATAACAAAGACAAAAAGTTTTAATTATGAAAGCGACAAGAACAAGGGAAAAATTTACTGATAAACAAACGCTTGGAACTTTAGTTTTAAATGACGATGAAGGCAATAAATTATTTACTTGCAAAACTTTGGAATTGGCTTGGAATGAAAACAAAAAAAACGAAAGCTGCATACCTTTAGGAGATTACAAAGTGGCGCCTAGACAAAGCGCTAAATACAATAAGCATTTTCATATTTTAGACGTTCCTGGCAGAACTTTTATATTAATTCACGTTGGTAATTATTATACCCAAACAAAAGGCTGCATTTTAGTTGGAAGGGGAATTGCTGATATTAATGGAGATAGTTACAAAGATGTAACTAGCAGCAAAGACACTTTAAAAAAGTTTATTAAGTTGGCGCCAAATGGTTTTGATTTAGAAATTAAAAAGAAAATCAAACGTAATGCTAAAAAATAGCATAGTAATTTTACTACTATTAACAAGTTGCACCGCCAAAAAAGTCGTTACTCAAACTAAAGAAGTTATTGTAAACGATACAATTATACTTACCAAAGACCGAGTAGTTACCAAAGCGGTAAACGATACTATACTTATTGAAAGCCCTTGCGATTCTTTAGGCATTTTAAAGCCATTTAAACAACGTTTAAAAACTGCGCAAGGTCAAATTACTATACAATCAAAAAACAACGCCTTAGAGGCTACAATTAACTTAGATAGCATAGTGCAAAGCATTGAAAAGCGCTATGAAAGTAAAATTGTAGATACAAAGGAAAAAAGCGATACGTTAAAAGTTAAATATAAAACGCCTTTATGGTTGGTTTTATCTTTGATTTTTTCTGTTGTTGTGAACGTTTTGCTGCTTAGAATTAAGTTTTAGTTTTTGCTTAACTTTGTAAAAATTACAATATGGCAAACGAATTAAAATACACTAGCGTATTTCAACAATTAAGTTTTGGAGATTTTGGATTCAGAATTTTGTCAACTGGCGAAACAAGCGTTGAAGGCGAATATTTTGGCGCGGTCCAAATGTTAAATGATTCAACAATTGGCTTTACAAATGACGTTGCAAGCGGAGATACTTCTATTTCAAATTTGCAATTAGCTGCTGGCCAAACTGTTTATGGAAATATAACTAACCTTACTATTACAAGCGGTAAGGTTTTAGCATATATAAGATAATGTTAGGGGTTGGAAGTAATTTAACGCGTTTAATTCAAAAAACAATAAATTTAATTCAAGACTTTTGGCAGGACCAATTTAATAGTTGGGAAAACCAAAGTTCTAATTGGGACAATACATAATAAAAAAATATGGCAAGTTTAACAGGGCAAACAGTATCGAGTACCTATGACGGTCTTTTAAAAACAGAAGATAACGATATACTAGGTGCAAATTCTAAAAAAATAACTGACGGTTTAGGAAACGAAACAGGTCTATCCTTAAATACAGACGGCGACGTTGAAATTTCTGGAGATCTTAAAGTTGATGGCGCAATCATAGATTCAAACGGTGTTTCCGGAACTAGCGGGCAAATTTTGTCTAGCACAGGAGTTGGGACCGATTGGGTTGATTTAACCGAAATTAGCGGAGTTGACGGAACCGGAACTGCAAACAACGTTACAAAATGGTTAGATGCAGATACAGTTACTAATTCAATTATGACTGACAACGGCAGCGCCGTAAACGTTGGCGGTAATATTACACTAACTGGAACAGT